GATAACGGTGACTGATTGCCCAAGATTGCGTGTTGCGGTACTTCTAAAGGCTGCCATGTTTTACCCCAATGCAATCGCATAAATGATGGCGGATCCAGCAGGGTCATAGACCAAAGAACCATCTGGGTTGTTGTAAACAGCTCTTTCTGCTGGAAGGGTCACAAACACCTCTTTTGTGCCCGCCCCAAAGTTAACGATGAGGTTGTTGTTCGAGCTGGTAAGGATCAGGTCACGTGACACCGATCCTGAGGTGAAAGTACCTACGCCTACTTCCCACTGGCCCAAAGAGTCATTGGTGATGGTGTAGTAGGTGCTGTTGCCGTTACCAATTGCCGCAGCAAACGTCGTGTAGCCCGTGAACGCGCCCGTGACCGCAAATGGTCCCGTACCAACAGATGTGCTGGTTTCTCTAACGCGATCGGATACGACAAATGCCATGTCTTACACCAAGCGGATAACCGCAGTAGTTGGGCCAGCAGGCGGGAAGATGATTGTGAAATCACCGTCTGTTGCAGTCTTGTCAGACCCAAAATCAAAAACAGCAACGGATGCGCTTGCTTCGGTGTTGTTGTAAATCAAACAACCCCGTGCTGTCAAGGTAACGTTCGGAAATGTCAGGTCATTGAAGTCCAAGAAGGCCGTTGTACCCGTAAGAGCCACACCCAAGCTTGTCAACACGCTTCCGGTGGCCGGGTAATTGGTGCCTACTGAAGACACTTCACCCGTGTTCGTATAGGCGGTAGTTGCGGCTCCAATCGTAGCGGCTGATGTGTACAGTGCCAGTTTAAAAACGTCTCCACCAGAAACATTAAAGTTGTGCACGCCCTGGAAGAGCTGCTGTTTAAAGGTAGAGCAAATTGCTTGTGAAATTGCCATTTTAATTCTCCAAGAGTTTTACCAGGTCCGCATGCCCGTATGATTTTAACTTAGCCGACAAAGTTGTCCTATCAGAAATGATAGCCTGCCGCATGTAATGCACAAAAAGAACGCGGATTTGTTCCTTGTATGCCTGCGCCTGGTCCCGAATAGCGGGATGGACGTTCTCTCCGACGTACAAAACCTTCTCCATGGCCTCTTCGGCCAGTTCTTCAGGGGTACGCCCACGGTTGTTCGTGGTGCGCACTGTGACGTTGTTGAGGGCGGTAGAGAACTGGATGTCCATTTATTAAGGTCCTGGGCTAGGTGATTTAATCGGCAAGCGGGCCATACCGTCACGGTATTCATCGCGACGACGACGACCTTGCTGTTCAACGCCGAGGCCTTGAATTGCCTGTTTATAGCTGTTCTCAAAGTAGCCCATCATGTTGTCAGGCCCTTTTGTGTAGCTGTAGGCCTGAATCAGGCACGCATACAGCAATGCCTCAGGGGCATTTGTGCTAATCCAAGTGTTTGGAGTAGCAGGAGAAATCTGCGGCGGACGGCGAATGTAACCAAGCTCGACCACATAGTTAGCATTTGGGGTGGGAGCAACGTAAAAGCTGTCCTGGTCCCACACTGAATAGTACTTGGGAATCCCAATTTCAGTTTGGTCAGACCAATATTCCTTCATGAACGAGGTGTCCCTGAAGTCCAAAAAGTACTGATCCCCAGTGGTTGGGTTGGTAATCAACATGTACCGGTGAGTAAGCATGTCTGAAGGAGCAGTCAAAAAACGATTATTTATCGTCATGTTGCCTGTCACTTCAAGCTTAAAAACATCCAAGTCAATATCACGCAAAATGCGGTTTTCCGCCATCGTGATAAACGTGTTGATTACCGAATCGGTGAACACATTGGCCCCGACCTCGGTGTAGTTCCGGATATTGGTTACAAGTTCGCTGTAGTTCATGTGATGACCACCGTCAAGTTGCCCTGCCCAATGCGGCCAACGAGGGCCACAGTTGGCGTCTCGGGCTGCATATTAGTTAGGCTAATGATAGAGCCATTTGTCGTGTTTGAGCCACCGATACTCTGAAAAAAGGAGTCTCCAGGTGCCCCTAAATACACAGATAAAGGCTCTACACGGTCCGGACGTGGCCCCTGTAGTGCAATGGCATCGCCGTTGTACTTCAGTGGGTCAAGCTGGGGCTCTTTTGGTTCGTAGTCATCAGGACACACCTTAAAACCGCGCCAATTCTTTCGCAGGACGTTATACGGATACCGCTGACCGCAGTAATCGCATAGTCCAAACGAGAATTTGCCGGTTGCAAACGCCATGTCAGTAATCCAGTTGGGGTACGAACGATACGCTTGCTGTGTCTCGGTCCTCCATGGCAGCGCGAGAGAAATCCTCTTCGTAGAAGGCTTTCAGGCCTTGAGTACGCTCAGGAGCGTACTTCAGAGACAACTGATAGGCCAAACCAGACGCTAAGCATGGGAGAAACCGGAAATTCACATCGGCAGTGTTTGTGTACGCTCCGGCATCTTGGATGCGACGAATACGGTAATACACAAACCCATAGTTCTGGTTAGCAGCCGGGTAAAAGAAAACTTTTGGAACGTTTGTGCGCTGCACGTAATACTGCGCAGGACGGGCCTGTGTTGTCTTATCAGGCACATTCAAGTACTCTTCACGACTGATTCGATCAATCGTGATGTCGGTAGATGGAGACTGCGAGTAGTCACGAATCACCGCCGACAACACGTTGACAGTGTCTGGGGTCAGTGAAATCTCGTTCGTTCCCGGCGTGAGCTGGTATATAGCCTGCTCGATCGTCCAAAGGTTTAGGCCACGGTTAGCCCAATCCAAGAACAAAATATTGAGCGACCGACGCGCAGAAGTAAGCTGATAACCATTGGTCATCCGCATACCGCAGCGTTCAAACGCCTCTTCGATTAAGTCATCAATCGAGAGGTTAAAGTCGGTCGTTCCTGAGGTAGCCATTTATCAGCACGCCCCGCCTTTACGCATTTTGGTGACGCCCTTCATGGCCATCATCTTGTGCGCATTGACTGCCCCGCCCTTGTTCATCATTGCAGGGCCTGTCTTTTTACTCGGCTCAGACATCATCTTGTTCTTTGAGCCGCCCTCAATACATCCGCCGCCTTTGGTGGCGCAACCCATACCTTTACCAGCCATGATCAATTCCCCTTTTTCATTGCTCGGCCCTTAACGTCGGCCGTTTTACGTTTCACGGCACGGCCCATACTGGCCATGTCAGAATTCTTCATCCTTTTGCCGTCAGGCATCTTGTGCATGCCTACCGCGCCGCCTTTTTTCATCTTGCCCACGTTGTCAGCAGCAAAAGATGGAACCATCTTGCCGCCTTTCATGACCATGTCCAATGATCCATTAGACGCCTTCTTTTTCATTGTTTTCATGGATTCCTCCTTAGGTTGTTTAGCTGTCTTTGCAGACTCTATGAACGCTTTTTCCGTGGGCGCGCCTTTTTGGCCGGGCTCACGCATTCTTTCTCCGGAGCCTTGCTCGATTCTTCTGCGCTTGGCCCAGAGATTGGAGTAGAGACCTGGTTTTGTTGCCATTTTTCGTCCTTAGGATCCAAAGGTTTGTCGGCCTGTAAGGAGGTCGAGTCTTTGTTCGAGTCGGTCGAAACGACTGTCGACGTGTTCGACAATCTTCGCCATATCTGCCCGAACTTCTGCACGAGTAACATGATCACGTGCTACCTCCTCTCTCGTTTTGTTAAGGAGAATGCTTAGACGGTTTATCTCAGCAAACTTATCTTTGACGATAAATCCCATGACGCCCACCAGCCCTGTTAGGACGATGTTCCATATAAGCATTTCCATAGACCAATGCGTTCCTCTTTAAGCTGCTGCCCCGCCCTCAAAGAGGACCGTGACACTGGTAACAGTTGTTCCAAGCTTAACGAAAACGCCGTCACTGAAAAGAATTCCCTGATCAGGAATCACAAAGTTCTGGGAGTCCGCAACAGATGTTGTTGACAACGTCATCAACAACGGGGCAGTATCCGCAGTTCCGTTGTAGAACTGGATAACAGAAGGTCCTCCAGCGCCATGCGTAAAGTAAACCCCACACAAGCGATTTCGACCATTGATAGCCTGCCCTGTAGCCGTCTTATAGACGGTTGAGATATTGCTTGCGCTCATGACAGTCCCCTGTTAGACGCCAAATACGATCACACCGTACGTAGCTGCACCTGCGTCCACTGCAGCAGCAGATGTGTTGCTGGCGCGAATAGTGACCACGTCGGTTGCTGACACGAATGCAACAAACGTCAGACCCGCAGCAGGAGCGGCAGGCAACGCCAAAGACACAGCGTTACCGACAACAGCGCCAGGAATAGCGATTGTTAAGTCGGCTTGACCAGCAGCGGCAATTGAAGGAAAGTTCAGCGAAGCCGAACCAGCAAGAATTTTGGTGATTGTTGCACCAGCACCGGCGATAAAGCCGTTGAGAGATACGACGGGACCGGAAAAGGTAGTAGTAGCCATTTGAATGCCTCACATGCGAGTTGTTGGCGTTTCTGTCTGCATGTCGTCAGCCGGGACTGTCAGAAACACCGGGGACCCCGGAATGCTTTAAATATACACCTAAATTGAAAAAATAAAAAGGGGGCCGAAGCCCCCTTTTTTACGCAGCTCCGGGAGAACCGAAGATACCGCGTGGATCACTAAAGCCGAAGCTGTAGCGTTCACGGGCTTTGTAGCGCACGTTGCCGGTATCGAAGTCGCCTTCAAAGCCGGTTTTCATGCTGACACGTTCAAACATTTTCATGCCGTTAGGCGCGTCGGTACGGATGAACCAAGCGTCAGGGTCGGTCAAGTAATGGTTGACTGTGTAGCCTTGAGGCACCATGCCCATGTTGCGGACCGCGTTGATGTCGTTGTCTGCAGTGCCAACACGGAGGGTGGACTTCAGAATACGATCAGACGTGAACTGCAACTCTTTAGGCACAATAAGCTTCAAGCCTTGGATGGCAATCTTCAAGCCGCGTTCATCAGTGAACGCTGCAATGTCGATCAATGCCTGTTCCAGGGAAGTCTCGCTCAAGTCGGCAGGTGTTGCCAATTCGTTGCGCAGGTTAGGACCAGACAGAGTCGGGTGGTTGTCTGCACACAAAGGCACACCGTCACCACCAATCGTAGTCGTGAACGCGCCATTCAAAATGGACGCAGCACGAATCTGCTTGGTGCTAGACATGGAGCGAGCCAATGCCTTGGTGTAGCGAGCTGCCAAAGACGCGTACAGGTTATCTTCCACTGCCTCTTCGGTCGGGGAGAAAGCCAATGCGATTGTCTCGTGGGTATAACGTGCGGTGTAAACCTCTTGTGCTTGGTCGTATGCAACGCCAGCACCTTCGGTCTTCACTGGCGCAGTATTAAAACCCGACAGCATCACTTCTTCTTCAAATGCACGATCAGACGACTCAACGTCAAAAATCTGAGTGTGCTCTTTCTCGTAGCCTTTGTACTCAAGGCCAAATAAGGCATTGAGACCGGGCTCGAGTTCTTTTACTAGCTGGGCGCGTGAAATTGCCATGATTTATCTCCTGTTATGGTGCTGTGTTAGCAACACCAGCGCTGCCGTACATGTGAGCATTGATCTTGACAACCACATCCACGAAATTTTCACCGGGGGTGTTTTCGGGGGCGTTAAAGAAGCCAACGATTTTGAGCACTTTGCCAGCCACGTTTGCAATGGTTGAGGAATCGAGTTCAGATGCTGACACACCAGTAGTGTTGCTGCCTGCTGTGTAAGCGATATCGGCGTTCAAACCAATATCAGCTTGGATGACATCTTCGTCGGCTTGGATGAGGAACAACTGGCTAGGATCGTCCATCAAGTCGGCTTGGATAACTTGGCCGGCTGGGAGATTGACGGAACCTGGATAGAAGTTCTTCCATGTGGGTTTACCCGTAGTTGGGTCAACGTAGTAGCAGCCGTTAAACACGCCCACGGCTACAGTATGTAGACCTGAATCGTATTTCACAACATAACCACTGGAGAGAGTGACTAGGTCACCTTGATAAATTGCTCCGGCCTGGTTGTCTGCAATCGTGTAACCGTACTGTTTCTGAGCACCAGTAGCGGAAAGATTGCCGAGCGGACGCAGACCAAAAGGCTTGTCGATGTTTGCCATTTGTCTATTCCTTAAAAAAGTTATTCAGAGGCCTTAGGGCTTCCAAACGATACACGAGAACGTCGTTCTGGGCTCTGGATCCGCATCGAATCATGCGAATTAGATTTCAGAAGTTCGTTATCGACAGATTTTTGTTGATCATGGGTACGAGAGTTGTAATACGCATTGCGCTCTGCGACCGTCTCTTCGGGGATACGAGCCAAGAGCAGACCTCCCACGCTGATTACACCAGCATGTCGGCCGTCTTCCATCGTAGGCGAAGTAAATTCAGGGTGTTCATCCGCTCGAACCAGTTCATAGCCTTCGCGAAGCTTACCGGCAACGTTGATTCGATCTTCTTGACCACCCGATTCAGCGCGGATCCAGCGATGCTTGAATCCCGGAGGAGCAGGAGGCGCATCAAGTCGTGAAGGGGGAGCCCACGAGCGACGGCGCGCAGTTGTTTCCCGTGTGTCTGACGCGCGGGAACTGCGATTTAATTTTGGCACATTTGTTTCGCTCATCTCATTACTCCTTAACGTACTTGGCATATTCCTCAATCGGAACGCCTAATCTTTTGGCAATCGCAACTTGGCTGGGTGTTAACCGGACAGTGCGGCGTGCATTGTTTGCCCCGGAAGACCGGGCCGCAGGGGCTACCATTTGCACGGGCCTGGTAGTCCTGTTGTTTTGTTGCGCAGAATTTTGGTCAGCATACTTGTGTGGAAATGCGTCGCGCATTCTGCGGTCTAGTTCATCATAATACTCATTTGAGTTGGGGTCAAACCCCTCCTGCGCAATAAGTTGCATGTGAATCCCACGGACAGCCGACGTCATGGGGACATCCCGGCCAAACCATGTGTTGCGTTCCGCCCAATCCTCGGCCTGTGGGTCTGGTGCGGAGGCCTGTTGGGGGGCCCTGTACTGTTGCTGTTGTTCGGAAGGCATCATCTGCGCCTGCTGGGCAAGCTGAGCGCGGCGAGCGGCAGATTGCTCCGCCACCTGGCGGTGGTCATACTGAATACTGTTTAGACGCTCTTGAGCCTCTGTCTCAGTATCAAAATCGCCCTCTTCACGCGCCTTTCGGATGATTTGCTTTAAAGCAACAGCCTGGGTTTCAATACGGCTTCGGGCTTCGTCCAAGCGGCCAGCATCGCTTTGCTGGGCTGCACGTTCTAGTTCCTGAGCACGACGCTGGACTTGCTGGGCGTAGTCAATAGCCGCCTGTTCGCGACGCTGTGTCTCACGCAAACGAGCGGTGAGCTTGTCAATGCGCTTTTTAACCTTGTCGCTGTACTCACCAAGCTCATCCTCATCAGAGGAGTTCCTGGGATTAGGCGACGCGGAAGTCGTCTCTACGATAGGGGGCTGTTCTTTACCAACAATCTCCCCGTTCTCTCCGTTCGCGTCTAACGATACGGTGGCGGGATCTTCATCTTCGCCAATCTTGAATTCAAGTTGTTCACCTGACATATTGTTTCCT